GCTTCTTGCACTTCGGACATGGATTACTCCAAGGATTTACCCAGTTGACCCAACTGGTAAGGTTTGGGGCGATATTACCCGAAATCATGTCAATGTCAATTACTGTGGCATTCCTTGAATAAAGGGACTAGCACCTTGGCTAATATCCTGGGCGGCAAATTGAGCATATTGGCCCTGTTCGGCGTTCAATCGCTCAATCTCGCCCATCAATTGATTGGGTGACATTCTTGCCAACAGGATTTTGACCAGGGCATCAATTTCGGTCTTATTCTGGCTGGTGATGCTGCGGGTATTCTGGTCATTAACCCGAACCTCTGCCATTGTTTCGGTGTTGTGCGCCCGTGCGGTCACATCCATCAGCTTGCGCTTGGTTGCGCCTTCCTCTTTGATCTGGGCCACTTGCGCCCTGTTGTTGATCTCCAACCCAGCCGCTTGCAGTTGTTGTTGCAACTGCTGAATCATTTGCTCAGACTGTGCCAAACGCATCTGGGCCTCGGGCGGTATGTCGGATTTTTGATCAATATTTGCCATCGGGTTCATTGCGGCAAGGCGGTCAGCAATTACATCTGCGCCAGGAAAATCCATGTTTCTGAATACCAAATCCCCTGCGATATTGAACAATTCAGCGTTGCCTGTGAGTAATGGCATCATGGATTCAACCGCTTGCTGGCGCTTAGTCTGGAATCCTGGGCCAGTATCCATTACCACATCGTATTCACCCACGGTCACATCGTTTAAAACCTCTCCAATCTCGTTGGCTTCGTTGATCGTGGTCATATCGGGCTGACCATCCGAACCAATAATCCGCATCACCCGCTGGGTGTCGTAAATCTTGGGAATTAGATCAAGAATAATGCGCCCAGTTTGAGCAATTGAACGGGTCAAATTGTCGTAAAAGTGGAAGTTAGACAGATCAACCTGATTCTGCTGCCCCGCTAATGCTTTGCCTGAGATATTTCCGCTTGGCAATTGGTTGGGGTCAAGAACACCCAAAACCATCTGCAAATCGGCAGAGATTGCCCCCGCAGCTTCCATAATGCCTGATGGTGGCGGCTCGGGTTGCAGTCTCTGGGGTGCTGGCGCTGGTACGCCTTCAATGTCTTTTTGCTTATATCTCAGCACAGGCATTGACTTGATGTTTGCCATTGCCCATTCGTTTTCATGTCCTTCGTCTTGACCTTCTGCCATCACCCATTTGGCTTTAGGTGCAAGGGCAATGCTCTCGGTCATGCTGGTGCGCCAGAAGTTATACATCCGCTGGGGGTCTTTGGCAAACCGCACCAGACCGTATTTTTTGCGCTTGTCATCCACTATGACCTGTGCGCCATAAACAGGCACAACGGGGATATATTTACCCGCCCAGGTCTTTTCCTCAAGCACTTCCAATGCGGTCATCTTGGCCCATTTAACGGCCCTGCGGAAGGATTCGCGCTCGTCAACCACAGTCAACCCTGCGGCCTCAACTCGCGCAAAGAATCCAGCGCTGTCCCCAAATGAAGAAGTGCCATCACTCAGCAAATACAGCTTGGCGCGTTCACGCTCAATCCAAAAATACTCAGCAATGCGGATGTCCTCTTTGGTCACCCAGGCGGCGGTGTCATCGCCCGTGCTTCTTTGCTGAAAGTTAGCGCCATCATCAGCACCTGGGTACATTTCCCGAAATATCTTCTTGTCTAAGACGGTGGTGATCAAACAGCGTTCAGCATCCGAACCATCTGGCCTATTGCTGTTGGGGTCGAAATAAACAGTAAAAGGGTTGTCAATCGCATCAATGTAGATTTCTTGATCAAATGAATCTTCCCTTACATATTTGTAATTTATGCGCCAATAGCCCCAACCCATCCGCACGGCATAGTCAAATGCGGTGTCATAGGCGCTGTCGGCGCTTGAATTAACCTCAATATGACGGGTAATGCCCTCAATAACCTGGGCGATTTTGTAATCGGCAAGGTTATTGACGGGGTGAACTTTAATGCGGGGGCGCTGTTGGCGTTGCTGGTTGGTCACCTGTCGGATGTACGCATCAATTTTGTTGATGGTCAGACAAGGGCGGCTTTCCAGATTTCGCGAGTTCTGAATCTCAACGGGCCATTGGTCACCAGCGGCAAACTTAATGTCGTTTAGCGCCTCGGCTCGGTTTGTGGAGTCCGAATCATTGACCAAGCGCCAGAACTTAATCGCCTCTGAAATCTTGTCTTTTGCGTTATCTTCGTCTTGGTAAGCCATGTTATTTACCCCATGTCCATGTTTTTCGATTGCGTAAATTTGCAGATCGGGTTGTTTCTTGTAAGTTTTCGATTCTATTGTCGCTTACATTGCGGTTTATGTGATCGATTTCCTTGGGAATATATCCATGAAACATCATAAAAACAATTTGGTGATTGAGCAATCTGACCTTGTTAACGCACGTTTGCAGATAACCATCTTTGACCTTACGACCCGCAATGTTGCCTTTTTTAGCTCGACCTTTTGATTTTTTCCATATCAAATTGCCATCAGAGTAATCAAATTCTGATTGTAAAACGCTTGGGGTAATGTCGTTACGTTCCATCTAACCCATCCAACTTCCCGCCGTAGCAACCATTTGTTTTTTGCGTTTGGGTGGTTCTTTGATCATGAGGGCAATGTAGCGGAATGCGTCTGCCCCATGCGAATAATGGTCATGTAGCGGGTTTCTGCTAAATTGCCCCGTGTCTGGGTCAACCTCGTACCTGTAATGTCTGAGGCAAGTTAGCCCATCGGCGGTGTGTTCGCGGTCAAAGTAACAGTTCGGAAATATTGTCCTGGCGGCGTTGATGGAGTCCAGAATCGGCACTCTAGGCAAAATAGTGGTCTTGTACCCTGCCGCCCGCACAATGTCATCAATTGACCGTCCAGCCGCCGCCAAGGTCTTGTTTTCAGCGTCATGAGGCAACCAAATGGTATCGTAGACATAACCATAGGTTTGCATGGTCGCTAAGTAATAGCTGATGGTTTTCTGGCTATCTTCAATGTAGCGAATCAGGCGTGTTTCCATGCCGACAAACTGCAAAAACCAGATGGCGGTGCTATCTGACCAGCCCAAGTCAAACACCGCATGGACGGGTTTGGTTGCGTCATAAGGCACTTTGGTGATGCGCCCATCCTTCTCAGCCTGTTGCATTTCCTTGGCAAAGATTGCCCCATCCACAGTTTGGCGGCATAGACCCTCCCAGACTTGGTTGTAGGCTTCTTCGTCCCTTTGCTTTAGCGAGTCTTTTTCTAGGCGCAAAGTCTCGGGAAACCAAGGGTTATCTGACCAATTCACCCTCATGGTGATGCAGTCCTTTGGGGGGTTTGCCACAAACCGCTGGTAAGTTTCGTCTGTTTCCAACTTGGGGTTAAACGAAATCCATATCTCACTGCCCTCGGCACGAATGGTAGGAATCAGCACATTCCAAGATAAGCGGCTCACTGTTTGAGCTTCTTCCACCCAACAAATGTCCACACCCTCATAGGATTGAATATTGGCAATATTGCTTTTTAGGCCAGCAAAAGCAAACTCAGTACCATTTTTGCCTCTAATACTAGCTTGGGTAATTTCGTAGAAACCCAACAAGCCCAAGCTTTCAATCTGGTCGCACAACAGTTTATGTACAGAATCCCGCATGGAGGTCATAAACTCACGGGCGCACAGAATACGCAATGGGCTTTTAGCGCCAAGGATTAACAATGCCCTAGCTATGCCCCAAGACTTTGCCCCACCCCGCCCACCATATAGAACCTTGTAGCGAGACTTTTGAAACAAGCCTTGCAGCTTTACAGGGAACTCTGCCCTTGCAATGGCTTCTGATACATCACTCATTCGGGCTTGATAAATGTGACTTGAATTCCACCCAGCAGAGGCGTTCCATCAGCGTTTTCAATGGTCGTTGCCTGTATCGCCTTGCCGTCCATCCTATCAATGATCTCTTTAATCGCCCAAGGCTCACCCGCTTCGGCTTGGCTTACCAACTGTTCGGCAATCCCCCTAAGTCGGTGCGGCTCAGTGGTCAAAACTAGGCGCAACTTGTCGTAGAACAGTCTGCCCTTTGCGGCGTTCTGGTTTCCTTGTGGTGCAGCCATTGATTTAACCTGTAAGTCTTTGTGACTAAATTACTTTTTCTTTTTTGATGGGGCTTTTTTTCCCGCATCTTTCATGGCTTGGCGCTGTACTGAATAGCCGATAGCCACCGCTTGTTTTGGTGGCTTGCCAGCTTCAATTTCTGCCTTAATGTTGGCCTTAAGCGCCTTGGGAGTCATTGATGCTATTAGCGGCATTTGCCTTCTCCTTAGATAATTCACCCAGCCAATAGTGGCAATCTTGAATCGCGCCCGAAAGCTGAATCAAGACTGCCTCTTGTTGCTTTGCTTGCGCCTGGAGTTCTTCCAGACGCTTGTTTATGACCTCTGGGGTCATGCCTGGGCAACGTGAATGGTTGCAAAATTAAAGGTCAATGCCTCAGACAATGAACCAGTACTTGCGTTAGTAATGGCAATGGTAAATGACCCAGCGGCTACTGCCACCACAGAAACCAAGTAAGTTCCTGCCGTTGCTGCACCGCTTGCAATGGCAATTACTGGGATGTCGTATGCAGAAATTGCGCTGTTTGTCACCACAAAAGCCGCTTCAGCCCCTGCCGCTAATGCTGCATTGTTGGTCACAATTTGACCCACCGATGCATTGATGGTCACGCCTGTTGACTTGCTGGTCGCTTGGGTCACAGTTGCGGGTGCAGTCGTAAGCGAACCCGTGTTGTACCCAATCTGGCCTGATGTGGCGGCGGCGTAGACCGTGGCTGACCCTTTAAGGTCTTGATCTTGATATGCTGCGCCTATTGCTACTGAGTTACCCATGATGTGTGTCCTTTAACAGTTCCAATTTTTGAGGGATGCTTTAGCCCGTTCCGCTGGGCCTTTGGCGTTTTTGACTACCCCCTCCATCCTAGCGCAAAAACTGGCCTTTCGCCCAGCATCTGCTTTGGTCTTGGGATTGGGGGCTGGTGGCTTTAAATTTGAATTGTTCTTTGCGTTGTATTCAGCACGGCCTTTAGCGGTCATTCCCGCACCCTTTTCAGTGGGATTGTAGGTTTTCCCCGCGCCCGTGGTCTTGTGGGGTATGGGCTTGTCGTGCTTCTTAGTCGCCATGATTACTTCTTTTTGGCGGTTTTAGCTGATTCTTTGAATGCCTGAGCAGTGGGCGCCCCCTTTGTCCCTGGCGTTCTCATGCGCTCTACGGGCTTACCCGCAGCCTTTTCACGTTCAATGCGCTCTCTTTTTGCTGCGATATTGGCATATAGCCCAGGTTTAGTTGCCATTTTTAACCTTCCACAACGGCGCAAATGTCCGCTTCTTGAATGATTTGATAATCTTGACCATCAATCTTATGGGTGGGCCATTTCAGATAATCCCCATTTCCATACTTGATGAAGTCACCAACTTGCACATCCTCAACATCTGAACCAATTGCCACAATCGTACCCTCGTTAAAAGGTTCTTTGTTGTCAATATAGATTATGTCGGAGATATGCCGAACTTGGGGGCGCACCACTACCCGATCACGCAGAGGCTTTAGCATGGCTTTTCCTCTCGTATTTGCGCTTTGGGGGCGTGATTTGATCGGTGGTGATGTCGTACACAGGAAGGCCGATTAAATCGACCTTGACATCCTGCGTTTCAACAATAAGATGCTGACCGCACCAATCTTTTTCGTGCTTGTTCACCTGTTGCGGGTTTAACCGACAGATGCCCATGATTTGTTGTGCGCGGAAATACTTGCAATTCCCGCAATTAGAATCACTCTCAGCCATTCAAAACCTCCTTTTTTGTTTGGTTAGTAAGCCCTGCCGTCTCAATCACGGTGGGGCTTACGCTTTTAATCCTGATAGCACTTGCGGTCGTGAGTGTAGCAAACACCACTAGATTTGCCGCCAGTGCATTCATTGCCAGAAGGCATTTTGTTGCTCATGGCGTTAGGAATGCCCTTTTTAGCGCTGCCTTGTTCGCCAGACTTCATGTCAGCGGCAGGGTTGCCCTTCATGGAGACTTGTGCGCCGTAGCCTTTGGGTTCGTTTTTCATCAGGTTTGCCATGATTTCCTCATTTCAGAGTTAAAAGATACAGGGTTGAATTGATCAGATCAGCAATTTCATCAACGATGTTTTGCAATTCTGAATCTTGGGGGATTTCTTCACGCGCTTCTTTCACAAACCCTTTTAGCTGGGTCAGATATTCGTGCGGCGTTTCTTTGGGCTGGTGCAGTTCATCAGGAAATTTCTTCATCCTGGTGTCGTACCGCCCTTGGTAACTCTCTGCCAAACTGTCAGCCAAGTCTACGATCTTGGGGTAAAACTTGCCCAATGCTTTATGGGTGCTGTACTCGGTTGTTTGCAAATGTTGGAAGTGCGTGATTGTTCCCGCATGAAACAGCGTGGCGACAAATTCGGCAATTTCTTCGTTTTTCATGCGTCAACTATATCAAAAAAAGGGGGCGAACCCCCAAATGCTGGCAACTGCTACCAACACGGCTAGATTTTCGCATTAGGTAGCGGAATGTCAATAGGCCAGCAGTCTCGCAGGGCATCAATTGTCCTGCGATGGGCCTTTAGCCACATTTCTTGGCGTTCCTGGCGGCTCAAATCCTTTCCTTGGTCAATCTCGTAATGACACCCTAGGCACAGCGCAGCGACTAAATTATCGTCAGCTTTTACCCCACGGCCTTTGCCGCCACCCCAGTTTGTGTGCGCCGCTTGCACCATATTGCCAGACCCACAGGCTTGACAGTCAAGGCTTGCCACCAGTTTCAGCAGCTTTTTTGACCTGACGTATGAATGTTTTGCGATCAACGATTGTCTCCAATGTGGAAAACCTGTGCATATTTGCACACTCTAACCGCCTTCTGCGGGTGTTGCCTGTGGATGTTCTGGATTCTTTGACAATTGTCCATGTTCCGCATTCTGGACATTTCAAAACATCACCTCTTGGATTACCTTGGGTTGTTCAACAAACATATCCACTTGTTTTGATGCTTGTTCTATGCGCTTGCAAGCAATATCAAAATATTTTGGCTCGCGTTCAATGCCTATGAACTTGCGCCCCATTTGAATGGCGGCAAGTCCTGTTGTACCGCTTCCCATAAATGGATCAAGAATTGTTCCTACTGCTTTTACTGTGTCAATTGTCCAACGCATTAACTGAAGCGGTTTTTCTGATGGATGCCCATGTAAAACACGACCAACAGGATGACTAAAACGTTTTGTATTAGCGTCTAAACTTGTCCAAGCAATTTCACAATCTGCCATTGTTGGCACTGCGTTTTGTTTATCCCAAACAAGCCAACAACGTGAGGGCGGCAATCCATAATAATTACCACCCCAAAAAACAGTAATTTGAGACATATTTGCCAAATAAATTAATGTTTCAACTTCTGGCGGCGCATTGTCCCAAATAACCATTTCCTTAAATTCAGTTTTAGCGCCCCATGTGCCGCCCTGCATACGTTTGCCTAATCCGTAAGGTGGGTCTGTAATTACAGCATCCAGTTTGTCTAAAGTAGGCAATATTTCCATGCAATCGCCAAGATACAGCGTTGCGTTTTCTATTTCTACTTTCATTGGTGCGCCCTGTCTTGCAGTCGGTTGGTGGCCTCTCGAGTCCGCCAAATTTCGACATCTAGCCTTGATGCCTCAATTTCCCAGCGCAAGGTTTCCTCCTGGGCTATTGCCGCCGCCAGCCCTTTCAGCAAGGTGTGATATTCGGGGTCAGCGTAAGCTTCGCGTTCTTGGGCGTTTGCCGCCTCGTAGCCCATTTGCAAGGCATCTTTCATCAAAAGGGCTTTTTTTGACTTGCGGAATTCCTCCAAATACACCCGCTGGGCTTTGGCATCGCCATATGCTCTAGCTTTTGCGCGAATGTCTTGGGCGGCTTCTTCTGGTTTCATTTCAAAACTCCAATCATGTTTAAAGCGGCTTCTGGGCTGTCAACACGCGCCAGCGTACCTCCAGTCCAACTTTCAAAAAAATCGCGTTGTAGGGGCGTTAAACGCTTTCTAGGGCCATTCTTGACCTCGACCAGAAAGGTGTGCCCCTTGTATCCCACCAAAAGGTCAACTGGTAGGCCAATAACCCAGACATAAGCGCCAGCGGCTCGCAGGGCACTAACAATCTGGTCTTGGTTTTGGTCAACCCTGGCGGCGTATCTCATTCATTCGCTTTCGTAAGTCATCGGCAAAGGATTCACCCCTGCGCCTGGAAATGTCGGCAATCGTGGTTTGCCACCATGCTGATGCCTTGGCCTTGCCTAGTTCCTTGGTTTTCTGCTGGTGTCTCGTAATCCATTCCCGTGCTTCTGTCTGCCTCAATGTCTCCAGTAAGCACAAGTGCTCGGTCGATAACGACACGGCTGAATGTTTGTCCATCTTTTACCCTGTCTAAAAGTTTGTGCGCTTCAAAATAATTCAAAATATATCTCCTGGGTCAGCCCAATGTTTCACAGGCGGCGTGTTGGGCAACAGGTCAGCAATGTTGCGTTTTGCTGGTTTGCTACCTGACCATTGGTGTTCGCTACACATTGGGCGCTGGCCTTCCATGTGAACTGACCAGCGTTTGGGGCATCCTGGCACACTGCACATCAGGCGCTGAACATCGTCTAGCGGGTCTTTTTTGGTGTCTGGTTTTACAAAGTTCATTTTTGGTACTTTCCATCAATTATCTTGGCGAAATTGGTTGCGTTCACTATCCACACCAGATCAGGTCGCCATGTCCTGTCCTTGGTTTCAAACCCCTGCGCCAGCTTGGTGTCGTTTGCAATGTAGGCAAAAAAAGAATCCCACCATGCCAACCCATCGGCTTGGCTTGCATACCCCTGTGGGCTGAATACAGACGGTTTTGCGGCTTGCAACCATCTTTGCCGTAGGTTGGTCTGCCTGACCCCATCCCAAACCCTTGGCTGGGCAAGCTGTGGCAAATGCTTTTTGTAAAGATTCAGAATGTCCTGATGGGGGCAAGTCGGCAACCCTGCCGACAAAGAATCTTTAGATTCTTTAATATGGTTATTGGTTATTGGTTCATGGTTATTGGTTGGTTGAACGTCTGTTGAACGCCCGTTTAACGCCTGTTCAACGACCGTTGATTCTTTGTTCAACGCTCGTTTAAGTGCCGATGCTTTTCCTGCCTTAGATGCGGTTTCAATTTGCAAGTGGTAATGATCAATTTCTTTGTCGCAACGTCTGTGATGCCATTCGTTGTTTTCTAAAGTAAAAAACATATCCAAAATGCCACTCAAAACCTCTTGTTGGTCACGGGCGTTGACCTTCATTGAAAGTTCAAACAAAGAATTGGGCAATGCCTGTTCGGTGTCGTAGTAAATCCACAACAACTTAAGATAAATTCCAACTTCTTCATTCGTCAAAAATGAAGTGTCTTTAATGAAATCACCAATGTGGTGTTGGTAGTAATGCATAAAGCATCTCCGCAAATCTCCCAGAAAAGAAACCTCGGCAGGAGGGGAGTTCTCTTTTCGGTGGGGTAGCTACTCCCCACCTAGCCGTGTTTCAAACAATTCTATTCCACTTTGTCTATTAGAAACAAGTCACCAAAATCATCCATACACATTACGCCAAGATTGACGTAGTGAGTCTTGCCCGTTTGTTCATCGTAACGCTGCGACCACACATTCTTTTGATAGTGCAAAGCGCATCGACTCCAAAACCAATTTACTTGTTTCATTTAAACCACTTAGGACGCAAATTTTTTAACTGCCAGATTCGACCTTGGGGGATTGCTTTCCATTGAGAAACCGCCCCTCGGCTGATGCCCAAAATCCTAGCGAGCTCACTCTGTGACCCTGCCAATTTGATAGCTTGTTGTTTTTCCATTTGTTTAGTTTACTATACTTTGTAAAAAAGCAACATTAGGGAAAGCACTTAGAAAATAACTGTGATTGGGCTTGCAATCTTTGTTTAGCTGGCTTAACATTCACCCATGCCCTGAACTTCTCGGGGTCTTTTTAGGAGTCGCAATGCTAAATGAAGCAGACATAGATGAATGGCGCTGGAGGCAGATACTTACCCGCCGCATACACCCAGATGACCAACCCCCAATTGAGGATGAACAAGATGAAATACCCCAGAACGATGAATGAAGCATTCCCCCACACCGTGGAATATGGCGCATCCATAGAAATCCACGTTGCCCACATTTCCACCACTGACAAGATCATCATGGCCGTTGCTGTGTGTGCTGTTGTTGTGTTGGTTCTTGACCTTTTTATTTGGAGACCATGAAATGAACGCTGACGAACTTATCGACAACATCAAATTCATTGCTGACAAACAGTATGAAGGTGAACCCGCACAAAACCGCTTGGCCTATCACGTTGGGCTTTTAGAGTCGCACTTGCGAACGCACATCAACCTTGTGGAAACCGCACAGGAATACATCAAAGAACTTGAAATGAAATTGATTGCAAAGGAATCGGAATGAGAATGATCACCTACTCACTTTTGTGCTGGATGGCATGGGTTACCGCTGGTTGCTCTAGCTTGCCAGGGTCAACCCCCCAAGCGCCCAATCAAGATTTGATTGTTGACAAACAAGTGCAACCGATGGGCAGGAATGAAGTTATTGACGCTGTGCGTCAATGCGAATCATCTGGCCTTCGCGCCATCCCGCTATACGCCAAACGCAAGATCAATGGCTACACAGTTGAGACTGTGGTGGAAGTTACTTGCGGCCCTAAATACGCTTACTAAGGAAAATCATGGAAACCAAAGGATTGATTGAACGTGCATTCCAAAAAGAACCGCCAATCGGCAAGCACATTGCCGCAGCGTTTGTCAAAGCGCAAAAAGCGTTTGGCCCTGCTTTAAAGACCTCTACAAACCCGCATTTTCGTAGCAAGTACGCTGACCTCTCCAACTGCATTGAGGCCGTTATTGGGGCTTTAAACGACAACGGCATAGGCTTGATGCAGCGCACCTATGACTGTCCAACTGGCGTGATGGTTGAGACAATCTTTGTCCACGAATCTGGGGAAGTCATGGAGTGCGGTTTGCTTCATGTGCCAGCCGCCAAACAAGACCCCCAAGGGTATGGCTCGGCCTTGACCTACGCTAGGAGGTATAGCCTTTTAGCCGCCACTGGCCTAGCCCCAGAAGATGACGATGGCAACGCTAGTTCACGCCGCACAGAAGCACCACAGATTGACGCAGGAATGATGGATGACCACATTGCCGCAATTGATGCCAGCGCCAATAAGGAGGAGTTGCAAACCGCCTACAAAGCAGCGTATGACGCTTGCAAAGGCGACCAGACTTGGATTGCCAAGGTCATCAAAGCAAAGGCAGACCGCATTGCCAAAGCAAAGGAAAAAGCATGAGTGACGAACAACGCATTGAGGAATGGTTTACCGCCCGTCTTGGCAAGGTAACTGCCAGCAGGGTTAATGACGTTATGGCTAAAACCAAAACAGGCTACTCGGCAAGCCGGGATAGCTACATGACCCAATTAGTCCTTGAACGCATCACCCAGACCAAGGCCGAGGGGTTCACCTCTCAGGCTATGCAATGGGGGGTTGAGCAGGAAATCTACGCTTTAGCGGCCTATCAAGCCCATTGTGGATGGGATACAGATGCTGTTGGCTTTGTCCCCCATCCAACCATAGAAATGGCTGGCGCAAGCCCAGATGCCCTTGTTGGGGATGATGGTGTTGTTGAAGTCAAATGTCCCGAAAGCAAAGGAATGCTGGAGACATTGCTTACCAAAAAAGTACCCGCCAAATACTTTGCACAGATGCAATTTCAGCTTTCATGCACAGGCAGACAATGGGCCGATTATGTTGTTTTTGACCCCAGAATGCCACCTAAAGCACAGCTATTTGTAACCCGCATCCCACGGGATAACGCATTTATCACCGAGATGGAGGCCGAGATTGTCAAATTCTTAGCCGAGGTCGATTCCCAAGTTCAGCTATTAAACAATTACATAGAAAGCCAGCCATGAGCAAGATCAAAAAAGAAATTACCGCTATCGTGGGCCAGTACACCAACAAAGAAGGCCAGCAAAAGAACCGCTATCAGCGCATTGGGTCAATCATTGATACCCGTAATGGGGAAATGCTCAAGCTGGATGTAATCCCTCTAAAGGAAAACGGGTGGGACGGTTGGGCATATTTGAACGACCCGCGCCCCTATGAATCCAAGGGCTTGCCAGCAGACAACGATGACGATCTCCCGTTTTAATCATGTTTGATTTCATATTTCCGCGAGTGCGTAAATCTGACCCGCTGACCTCATTCCAGGCAGCGGACAACGCCAAGGAATTGGCTAAAAAGCACGGTTCAATCATTGTTCAATGCCTTGTCCAGCACGGGCCATTAGGCAAAGATGGAATCGCCACCTACACAGGGCTGGATGGCAACCAAGTGGCTAGGCGTTTAAAAGAATTGGAAACGCTGGGATTTATTGAATTAACAGGCAAAACAGTCGCATCTAAATCTAAGCGCCAGGAAAGGGAATGGCGCGTTTTGGGAGATTTGGCATGAATGAAGAAGATGAAGCATTTGAGGAACTCAGTCGTAAACAAGGTTATTGGGGCTTGCAGGGGTCACGCAAACACCAAATTCTTAGGTACGCTGAAAATGTTGAAAAAAAGGAAACAAGCATGAAAGCACGAACTGTTTTTATTGCCCTGATGACGGGCAAAGGATATGCGGAATCTGAACTTGAGTGGGACGGTGAGAAGTTCACAAATCAAAACATGACAACCCGCTGGAATTATTTTCTGTTGGGGTGGGAAATGAGGGGGGTTATGTGATCGGATTGTTTCTAATCTTGTGCCTGGGCGCTGCCATTTCCATTGTGGTGGGTTGGCTATTCGTTCAGATACTGCTCTGGATGGAGGAATAAATCCGTGTCCCTGTTTTATCAATGATTAAAGCCTGTTTGCGGGGTGCGCCAGCATTGGGGATAGATATGTGTGTCCAGCGGTCAAACTCTCGTATAACTTGATCATAGCCAATCCCAGAGGCAATGATGGCCTTAACCACTTCATCAGGGGTTAGACCTGGCACACGAATATCGGCAGCACAACCAATGCGGTGTTGGCTTGTGTCTTTAGACCCTACCGCATCGTTAACCGCTTTACTGCGGAACGCAGAGTTAACCATGATTGGTTTGCCGCCAAGTACAGTTTTGACTGTTTCAAGGAATTCAGCCAATCTTTTAAGGTTTGCAAGTTCGGTTTCATTTGGTGTGTTCTCCAGTTCCCTATGATCTGTGATCGTCAATTCTTCCAAAGTGAAATGGGTTGACAGATTCATTTAAGACCTTTCACAAGCGCATCGGTTTTATCTTTGCTTCCCTTGGATGAACCAAAAAAGAAGTTAAAGAATCCAGTCAAAACTGTACCAATCAGCACACCAATGATGGTGTCCACAATGCGAGTGTTAGCGTCTGGTATGGAATAAAACGATGCCATAGCAAAAAACACCATTGCAAAGATTGACCAAGTGGCAGTGAACAAATATAAAAAGTTTTTAGCAAACCAAGATTCTTGTTGAAGTGCCACTTCTTGCATATGACGGGCGCTGGCACGGTCATCGTTTTCAAGCTGAAATTGTTTTAAATCAATCTCTGCCAGCTTTAGCGCCGCCTCTGGGTCTGCTTGCAGGGCTTGGGTTACAGCGGCAACAGTATCAGAAACGCCTAGCTTGCTGGCTATGGCAGAAACCGCCATGCCGCCCAATGGCCCAGCAACAATAGTCGCCAACCCTGGCGCTGCGCTTTTAAGAAGGTTTAATAAAGTTTCCATTATTTTTCCTTTATACGGTGGACGACACTAAGTTTTTCCTCAAGAATAGCAATGTGCATTCTGTTGACTTGAATGTCATCCCTGTTTTTTTGGATTTCTTTTTCTAGGTCTTGGCGTAGCTTTTCACGGGCTAATTCAGCACCAGAATTTGGCGCTTGCCTGTTGTCGCTGGTCACCACCAAACTGATTTTGCTGTTGAGGATGGTCACCTCATGGGCCAGATTAGACAGCGCCGACATAAGGTAAACCACACAGGAAAACAACAAAGGCAACAATGCAAACGTGATCTTTTCAATCAATGCGCTTTTGCTTTCCATGGCTTGAATTTTTTCTTCAGACATTAGTTACCCTTGCTAAACCAGTGGGACACATAACCCATAGCACTAGATATGGCAGACACCAGCGCCATGCCAGCCCAGAACCCGCCTCGACCCTGATTGGCAAGGGCCACCAGTTGTTCTAGCTGGCCCTCCATCTTGGTCATCTTCTTATCCATATCATCAAAGCGGCGCTCGTAATCCTCGACCTTTTGCCAAAGAACGCCATATTTAACTAGGTCAATGTCAGACATTACCGATTCTCTTTTTCATATTGAATATTGCTTTGCCGAACCTCGCCAGTTAATGCGCCAGCGCCAGCAACTCCAGGTTTAACCATTGTGCGAATAGGCACAGATGGCGCTTTTGCTGTTGGCGTAATAGCTTGATTGATCAATTCTTGCGCTCGAGAACCTTGGTTCATTTCAGCCAAATACCTTGCCCCTGTTGCTACGCCAGGAAATTTAATGCTTGCAATGTTAGAAAGCAATTCATTGATCGCACCAGATTTGACAGTTCCTTGAATTAAATTAGCCGCCGCAGATGCCGTGTTTGAACGGTTGACAGCAGAAGCAACAGGTTCAACCAAAACATTTTCAGCAACACGGTTTAGCTGTTGCAATCCATTGATTTGTTCGGTGGAAAGAAATTTTTCTAATCTAGACAAAGATGCAGAATCTTTAGCCACAAAACCTTTTAAACCATCCGCACTAAATTTTGCATTTGCATCACTAACATTGTTAGTCACTCTATTTTTGATAACACCCATAACATCGGCTCTTAATTGAGTCAATGTTTCGGGGCTATGGTTTTGCAAATATTTAACTAATTTATCAATCTCGTTGACATTGCCTTGCAAAATATGTTTTTGTATAAACTTATCTGGTTCAATACCTTTCATGGTATCTTTTAAGGCAGGTATGTCCGCGATAGTGTCAAATCTTTTTGATGCTGCATCTCTAGCCGCTTTAGCCAACGCGCCAGCTTCTCCAGGCAAATTAGCACCAGCGCCTTTAATGGAATCTTCAACAGCACGGCGTAATTCATCCAATGCTTTCATTTGGACGGGTTTGGTTTTATCATAATTTGCATTGATGTTTTTAATTATTGCTTCAGCATCTTCAATGGTTGTAACCTTAAGTTGTTTACCCTTCATCAATCCCAATGATTCAAGATTGTTTCTTACACCCTCTGGAATTGTTGATCGACCAAAATCTTTAACAACCTTGGCATAGTCTTGGGCCAAACCACTTAATGGGATGTCAAGGTCTTTACCAGTTGAGTTTTTAAATGCGGTGTAAGCATCACGCACTTTTTGCGCTTCACCCGCATCAATTTGCTTTAAAACATTCCGCAAATAAGAACCGCTATTGACAACAGGTTGGGCTAACTTAGCCCCATATTCATCTAAATTTTGCAACAATGCACTATTTTGTTTTTGCAAAACAGCTTGAATTGGTTCACCAACGCCTTGAATTCCTCTTAAATTTTGCTCAACAGCATATTGCATTGGGTCACGAGTTAATTGACCTCGCAACATAGGAACTGGAACTGCCAAAGAGTTTGCTTCAGCATAATTTTTTGCAAATTGTTGAAATCCTTTTACATCACCTGTTCTTAAAGCAGATTTTGCTTGATCAACTAAGCTATTGAAGAATTGGGGACTTACTTTGCTAGAATCAATTCCCGCTTGTGAAACAATTTGTGATGCTGCTTGATTAATTTGATTATCAGGAACGGCATTGTTAAATTTTGTACGAATGGCATCAACGCCTTTTCCTAGTTGATGCCCAAGTGCTAGAAATGCAACGCCAGCACCAGCGCCACCAATAGCGCCAGTTACGGCTTGCATAATCTTTTGAGTTTCAAACGGTTTTTCTTGTTCAGTTATGGGCGTTGTTAAAACGTTAGCAACCGCACCTTGACCACCCGCTTTTAATCCAGCCCCCAATAAAGTAGTGGGCGCAGCGCCAAAGGTAGGGACTAATTTATTGATTGGATTAAGAACAAATCCTGTGACTTCACCAGCCAATGCAGATTTTGGAAAATGTTCTTCAACGGGCTTTAAACCGGATTCTACTTGTTTGGTTGATTGTATGGAATTGTCTACAATTGTTTGTCTTTGATCGTCTGATAAACCAGGAAAATACTTGCCAACCAATTGTTGTATAGCGCTAACTGATTTAGAAACCGTACCAGTTACAGCTTGACCAAAAGCACCTAATTCTTTAGACCCAGGCAAGGATTGAATGCCTAGCATAACTTGTTTTTCTAATTCTGTTTTTGGCTCAAACATTTGTTTAGGCATTGCTGGCTGTGCTGGCAGTGCTGGTGCTTCAACAGATGTTGTTTGACTTGTTATTTGCTGTTGATCAGGTGGAGTTTCTATTGCTGGCGCTTGCAAACCCATAGCACTTCTAACGCCAGACAAATCAAAATCTTGCTGTTGCGTTGGGACAGATGGCGCAATTGGCGCAGTAGCTGGTGCGCTTTTACTTGCTGAATTACGGGCTATTTCTCTGGTCAATCCAGCAATGTCAGCTTCCAACCGCAATTTTTGTTTTGGGTCAGTTGTTTGGGTTAATGCTGATTGTGCTTTTTTTAATTCAGCTTGTTGAATACTTAACGCATCTTCATCTCTTTTTCTTTGAATTTCTGGTGAAATTACAGTTGAAACATTTGATGTTGTTGGTTTGTTAGAAACCCCCATTGCATTTTTTAACGCAGACAGATCAAATTCATCAGCCATTATTTTTCTCCACTTATGATTTTTTGATACGCATTTAAATCACCCCGCACCAAAGCACCATAAGCCTCTAATTTGGACAATAAATTTTGCTGTTTTACTATTGATAGATTGTTGTCTTTTACAAATTTAGTAAAAGAATCTTTTCCAGCATCAGCGGCATTTTTCATTTGCAAAGCTAATGGGTCAAAAGCATCATTCATTGCTGAATCAAATCTTGGCTTTACATATTGTTTAACAGGACTTTGATCAATAGCTTTATCTAAACCAGTGCTGTAATTAGATGCGTGTTGCATCAAGGGTCGCAATTGTTGCATTGAACTAATGATTGCCGTTGGATTTTTCCCAGCATCAGCTAATGATCGTTCAGCACTTTCAAGGCTTGCTGCAAATTTACCACCTAAAGCTAAATTCTTTTGCAAACCTAAATCAGCAATATTTTTTTGAATAATATCTCTAGCAGATGCCGCTTTTTCTGATGCGGTGTTTCCCGTTAAATTTCCCAAAATGGATTCAAGCCCTGCAATTGATTCTGATGCTCGACCAGTTTGCGCTAATGGCAAATATTTTAAAATTGTATCTATGCCGTTTATTGCAGTTTTTGCTGGTTGTACTGAATTGCGAGCAGTAATAATTTCATCTTGATATTTTTTGCCAGTTTCTTCAGATTCGCCAGAGGGAATTGTTGGTGCTTGGCTGAAACCTGCTGGTTGTTTTTCTGGTTGAGGCGCTCTGATCATTTGTCCAATTAATTGATTAGACAATTTATCTCGCACTTCATAAATTGGTTGATTTGATATTGGGTCTTTTTTGCCAGTATCTTTATAGAGATATGGGTCAGTTCCTTTTACAACGCCAGCCTCAACAGTTTGCGTTCCGATACCAGGCGTTACTGTTACAGCACCACCTTCGGGGGTAACTGAAGTTGTTGTTTGGTAAGTGCCTAGTTGTGCAGATTGGTCTAATCCATTAATGTGTCGTTGAATTAAATAAGAACGTACAGCGGCGGGATTGGTTTGTGCAATATCAAAATATGGTTGCATTACTTTATCCGCTTGATCTTCTGGCACTCCGCTTGCTTTTGCTTGATTTCTACCCCATGTTTTCAAAAAATTAACTAATTTATTTTTATCAACAGAATCAGGGTTGTTTGTTGCTTGCAAAATAATGGGATCATTAATTGCGCCAACATAACCGTTAGAAATTACTTGCGATTTTTTTTGCGCTAAAGCTAAATTAGCAGCTTCAGAACCTGCTGCACCAGTTTTAAAAATTTCCTGTGCGCCGAAAGAACCCGCTATGTCTTTAAGCTGTGCCATACCTGTCAATGGCGCTATTTTTAAAATTTCAGATATAGCTTTTGGTGGGTCATAAACACCATCTGTCATTAATTTTTGTGGTTCTTTGCCAATCAAATATTGAAGATTTTTGCGCTCTAAGTCTTTTTGTTCTTCAACAGACAAAGCAATTTGTCCCGTGCGGGTTGCTTGTTGTTGTTGCTGTAACGCCAGCGGGTTTATTTGCTGGGCTTGCTGATAGGCTTGCGCCCCCCTTGCAATGCCAAGCATATCGGCAAGGGAAGTTTGGGGCACAGGTTTGATCTCTGTGCCAATCATTGGGACGGTAAAGTCTGCCATTTTTAAACCTTATGATTCAATGAATGAATAGCCTGTTGGAACAGTACCACCGCCACCAAATCCATAAACGTTTGACCCGCCATATTGTTGATTAGCTTGCGCTGCATTTGCATAAGGATTAGAAGTGGCTTGTGGTCGCAATAGCCCAGCTAAAGTTGCGGCATTACCAAGACCTTGATAACCCCCCGCCATAGCGTTTGCAGCGCCAATCTGACCAGCGCCAAGGGCAGACGCACCCCCAATGCCCAGTTGACCAATGTTGGCTGCGGTGCTTTGTGCAAGATTAGAAGTTTGCCCCGTGGCAGTTTGACCAATTCCAGCAATAGACGCCAATCGGTTGTAAACATTGCCAACGCCCGTTTGTTGTTGGTTAAACTTTTGGGCTTCTTGTTTCATGTAGTTGTCAAGGGCATTTTGATAGGCATTGCTTGCGTAATCTTCGGCAAACTTAATCCCGCCTCGCTCAACATTAGACCCACCGCCACCAACGTTTAAGGCTTGACGGGTTGCGCCTAAACCTTGACCCAGCATAAATTGATAATTTGGGGCAAGGTTTGTTTGCAAATCAGCAGCGGTAAATGGCTTATATCCCGCTGGCAATTCTGTTAATTGCGGCAACATTGTGCCAATTCTTGACAAAGCGCCGTATCCAGCTTCACGGTATGGGGCTTGCTGGGCGTTTTGAATGTCAAACATCGCCCGTTGTTGAGCAGCTGCATCTTGTGTGGCTTGATATTGCTGATTTGCCGCTTGTGATGCCGCACTTGCTTGTTTATTTGCCCCCATGAAGCCTAATACGGCTGCACCGCCTATTGCCACATTCATCCAACTCATACTATTCCCCTTTTTGTATCAACAGTTATTTTTAGCTTGTTCCTAGCATCAAACAACGCTGATGGGTCTGGCTCAATCAATTCAGCTTCAATCTCGTCAAGATCGGTTTTATCAGTTCTGTGAATCGTAATGCCGATGGCATCAGTCACAGCCAGAGTCACCCGCTTTGTCCCAGGCTTGGATTCAATCACATCCCCCGCCTGGAGGCGCTTCATGCCGCTTTCTGTCCATGCGATTATCTCGCCTTTAGCACATAAAAAGAAGTGGGGTTCTTTATGAACTTTGCCCACAATCAGCGTACCAGCAGGGCGAAACAGCTTTCGCATATACATCCCAGGGCTAAACTGATGTTCTGTGACCAATTCGGCTTGGGGCATAGTTGCCATTTCCGCTTGAAGGCGTTCAACCTGTTCCCGTGAAACATGGCTAGGCAAATCAAGGTCGTTCAAAACGTACCCCCTTTAACACCGTTTAGGGCCGTGAAATCGGTAAATTTACCCGCCGCTGGAGTTGTCAAGCCAATGGTGGAACTGTTGATAGTGCTGTTGGTAATCGTCACATTTTTGATTGTGCCACCCGTGATATTGGTGTTTTGCACGTTCAGCGTAATGATGTTGGGATTCATCAACCATTGCATCCAAGGAATGCTAGGCCGCCCCGTGGTTTCATCAAGGAATGAAGAATACGGGATATTGATGTTTGTGTTGGGAATTGCCGTAGCCATCAATTATCTCCAGCAGACATTTTCAATTCAGCAGACACAATAACCGCTTTCACAGGGTCACTTATCGCCACTTCAAAAATCCTGTCCCGTGCCCATCCCAACCGCCGCCACAGGGCACGATTGACATACCCGCCCATTTTGCCTATGCTAACCCAATGCTCGTTTGACCATGTAGACCCGCCATCGTTTGACCATCTAAGCATGGCCTGAGGGTCTTGTCCCTGCCCAGTATTTAACCCAACCCCTGGCTGAAATTGAATCTGGAAAGAATCAAAATACTGGCGTTGTAAGTCTTGTGTCAGATGAACGGCTCGGCGCAGTCTGCGAATTGTGCTACCGTTGTCTGTATATACAGCGTTGTCCAGACTGTAAATCTTGCCGTTTTCATAGTCACCAACAATGTTTTTATTGCCAAAAAATGCCGCACAGTTTGACCGATGACGTTTGTAAACCGCTAAATCAGAATCCCAAGACAACCACTTGTGCCAGCTTTTTGTGGACAGGTCATAAACCCAAGTAAGTCCATATTCCCCAACGCTGGGGAAGGTGACCACATACATTTCATGGCCTTCAATTTGGTAAGAATATGCAATGGCATCATTGGTCACTGAATCCACCAAAGACTGTTCAACAGCGTGAGTGCTGATTCTGACCCAGGTATAACCCTGCATCATTTCAATGGTTGCCGAACCTCGGGTGTCTTTTGCCACACAAACAAAAGTCTCGCCCAATCGGGCCAGGGAAAACTTGGCATCAATACCTGATTGGCTTGAAGTCCCTGGCACTCTCTGAAAGGGAAAACTTGTAATTCCTGCAATTACGTTGCCCACATCTGTCCAGACCTCGGTGGTTATCTCACCAATCAAATAAACCTGACGTTGGTTAACAATCAGCGTCATCAACAAATCAGATGCGCCATCAGCCGTGCCATACAGGGCTTGGCTTGATATGCTGCGACCCAAGTCGGTACACGCCCAGTTTTGCGTTCCTACCTCGTTATAAATGTTGTAGTTGTCAACGTTATCAACCACAGATGCGCCCTGCCAAGGGCCATCTGATGCTGGCAACTTGGTGAATGTGTTGGTTGCCACAACCCAGGTATATCGATTTGGGCCATCAACAATATAAGCAGTCAAACCATTTACCGTGTCAATGTTGTCTGATATGGACACTTGCCCAATGCTAGTGGTCAGTGTTCCGACTTGCGTGGCAACAAATGCCGTGGTAACTTTATAAACAATGTTCCCAGCCACCGCAATAAGGATGGATTCACCTGACATGGTGTGCAAGCCCCGCACTTCTGCCGCCGCAAGCTGTACTTCTTGCACCAATCCAGGCGTAGGGTAAAGCGCCACAATACCCCTGTCCCCAGGCTGCTTAGATGTGTCAATCTCAGCAAAGAAATTGATGCACTCTTGGTCACCTTGATAAATGGATGGCGCAACGTAGGATGTGCCAACAAAGCCAAAATCAGGCATTATCGGAAGCCCCCATCCATAATAAAGCCAGCATCCTTAGCCCTGCCAACCATCAAGCTGTCAGGGTATCGGGCAATCTGGGGTGGGCGCATATTGGTGCGCTTAACCGTGGCTTTAGCTTGACCAGAATAAGCGTTGATCATAGCAATCTGCACCTGATTGACCTTGCCAAACATGGGCAGCAAACGTTCAGCCAAGCACCACCGCAACGCCATGTTGTAGCCTTGGGGCAGTTGAATGGTGTCGTTTAGCGTGGCAAATTCTCTAAAGATCGTCTGGGTGAACAAATGCAATTCACCCTGTGACGGGTTGGGGTACACATAAATTGTCCCCAACAATTCAGAAGGTTGGTAGTAAATCGCCTTTGCCCAAGGGCCGTTCAATTGCTTGATGCCGATGGATTCATATTCTTCAAGGCTCAGAATCGACAAAGGATAGTCAAGATAACCACCCGCAATGTTTGACCCGCCCTGCATGGTGGCAACCCGCACAAAGCCAGATTCAATCGTTAGCGGGCGCTCGTAATAGGCAGAAATTGGAAAAGGCGTAATTGTTCCCGTCATGGCAACGCTGCCAACAGTTTGGGAAACCGAAACGGTATATGTTCCAACCCCGCCAGAAGCACTTACAAACGCTGTGATCGTAGTTCCAACGGTAACACCAGTTCCAGCAATCACAGAACCAACGCCCAAATAACCAGCAGAAATGGCGCTCACAGTTAAAGTTGTTCCACTGATAGACCCTGTGAAAGCTGGCGTGGGCGTGGTATTACTGCTGGACAGGGTATACGTCCCACCTTCATTTACATTTCCCCCAGCGCCCGTTGTAAAGCCCACAATCCTTGTTCCCGCTGTGATGCTTGTGCCTGATAGCGTCTGACCGATATTGATGCCGCCAGCAGTCACCGCATTAGCTGGGACGGTCAAGGTTGTACCAGCAATCGACCCTGTGAATGTCGCCCCCATCTGACCGCTTGGGCCAATGGTGTACTGCACCTGATTTTGTGTGGTCTGGAAAATGATCTCTGATCGATAGAAAACCATCATGTTTTCATTCGACCATTGGGCAATCATGTCGTTAAGCATATCCAGACCATCTTGCGCTTCATCTGCCGTTGGCACTTCACCAGCGGCGACAGCGCCAATGTCTTTCATGGCTCGGGTGATGATGTCAATCGGCTGGGTCATTTCTTATCCTTTATTGCAAAAACTCAACAACATCACCAACATTTAAACCATTAACAAATGTAACGGTTGTGGCATTTGTTTCATTGTAATTTAACGTATTAACTTGTTTTGATCCATTTACCAAAACATATAAAGAGCTTGATCCTAATAAATAAGTAAATGGTACTGTGCAAACAGTTTGATTTTGAGTTGCGGTTATATAACCTTCTTGACCAGCAGAGGGTAATCCTTGAAGATTATCCATACTCCAAATTTGTGTAAAAGTAGCAGTTTTTAATACAAATTTATACGAAACACCACCCGAAAGCCAAATTTCATTTGATGGCCTTCCAGCAGAATTTAATATGATAGGATTGGAATTTTGAATTGTTCCTGATGCAGATGTATAAGTTGCTTGTGGTGTTGTAGTTCCTGCCAAATAGGTATAAATAAGCCCACCAACCAAAGGAAGGCCATTGTCATCAAAAAACTGCCACCCAGCGCCTCCTAATGGTGATAAATTTACACTCATGATATTCTCCTAAATTTTATATTGCAGATATTACAAAAGCCAATAATTCTTCATACCTAACACCAAGTTGGGTATGAGTTGTTAAGTTAGGAATTAATATATTTTTATCGTCTATGTTTGATTCAAAAACAATACCATCTTCATTTGTGTACCAAGTATCAGAACAAAATAAAGCGTATTTATTTGGGTCAAGTCCTTGAGCAATAAATGCCGCCTGTACATCTTGAGCAACCACACCCACATGAAGTCTTGCTTTATCAATACCTTTTTTAGCGATAGCATCATTAAATTTAAATGTTTTTATTAAACCTTTTATTGCTTTCGCTACATTTTGTTCGGCTGTTGTTAAAGAACCAATAACAGTTTTTTGATTTTCATCTGAAGTATTGATTGTGCCTGTTGCAGCATAAACAGTTGACCATCTATTAGAAGATGTCCCAAGAGTAATTGCATTATCACTACTTGGGGCAAAAAATGATGTGCCAAATGAAACAACGTTAGCAGTTAATGGAAGTGGTGTTGTAGCACCATAAGTATTACTATAATTACTTGCATAACCTAAATTTAAAACTGCATTAGCGTTTCCAGAACCAACAGTCATGTTCCATATATATTGCTTTGCGTAACCATTGTCGCTTGCATCACTTTCTAATCCCATTACTGCAACTATTGCATTAGAAACTGCGGTTTGATACCCATTGGTATAAATTGTTCTAAGTGGTTGTAGCAAAGTAGATGAACTAACTTGAGTTAAACCTGATCCAGGTATTGATCCTGCATCTTGAGTTACAACTTGTGAACCACTTGCATAAAATCCAAACGAAACTGTTGGATCATTAATAATTGGGAATCCAGTTACACCACTAATGTAAATGCCAGTAGGAGACAAAACATAAGTACCAGTACCAGATGAAATTAATGGCGAACCTGTTATTTGTTCGCACCAATTATTAGTTAAATAAATGTCACTGTTTTGTCCACCATTATTAATAAAATTGGTAGATTGACCACATTGATTATTAATATATTGTGCGTTTAATGATCTATAGGTGTTGTACATACAAGCACCTTGAAAATTAGTCACTACATTTGAAGTGTTAAATGTTCCTGATATGACATAAACTGTTAAAGTATTTGTTCCCGTATTTATTGCCTGTATTAGCGCTTGTGCGTTAGTAGATGCTTGTGAAATAGGTGTATAAACTTCAAAAATAGAAGCATTTGGAACAATAATATTGTAAATTTTACCGCTTGATAAAGTAACAGATGATGGTGTTGCTGTTATTGTTTGACCTATGTAAGTAAACCAATTGCTTACCAAACGTATTGAATCATTAAAAACAAGATAAACTGATTTATAACCATAATTACAATTAGTAAATATGTTGTTTTCAAATGTTTGTACTGAATTTGAAGCGCTTAAACCAATATAGAAATATTGAATAAAACAATTGCTTACGCCGCCATCAAAATAACCGCCAAATCCACCATATAGACCAACAGACGTGTTATTGGAATTTGGTGTCCAAACCCCAATAATTCCTAAATTTTGTACTCTTGCACCTAATGCAGCCGTAATAAAATTACCTGTTGTTATTGACGAATATAAAATACTTGTTGATCTATTATCGCCATACAAAACTTGGTTTTGATTTAAAGTTAGATTTCCAGACAAATGATAAAAACCTGGGGGAACGTAAACATTTTTTAATGTGGCAATTGCAGCTGTAAAAGCATAAGTCACATCATTAGTTGTACCAACATCAGCAGCGTTAATAAAATCTAAAACAGAAATAAATTCTTGAAGTTTTAAGTTAATAGGCCTGTTAACTGCGCCTGATATTGGTTGTTGAAATTTTGGTACAAGAGTAGTCATTTTTTTTCCTTATGCAATATTTGCTGCTTTAAGTCTTGCTCTTAATGATTTTAATTCTGCAATAATGTTTGCAATAAAATCAGAAGAACCATATTCCATTGCTTGATAAATTGGGTTGCCATTTTCATCAATTGCATCTTTAGCACCAGAAACGCTTAAAGGTGAAATTTCTTGAACTTCATGCGCTATAAATCCAACGCCTTTAGAACCATCTTTTGACCATATCCAAGTTTTAGGTTGTAAAGCATCAATAAATTCACCCGAATTTGTTAACGGCAATTGATTGCTTTTTAGCCTATAATCTGAAATTGAATTATAACCAACGGCTGTTGTTCCAACTTGTGAAATATAACCTATTAAAGAACCCGCATATTGAAATTCAGCAAAAGAATTTCCAGTAACTACCCCGGATTGATGACCAATAATTACAGAAGACCCTGCGGCGTTTGTAACTCGGTTATATATTCCACCATTTGTTACGCTTGTACTTGTAGTCCCCACCAGCAAGTCATTCGCCGCCGTAAGCGTCATTGCTTCGGTAAAGGTGATGGCGTTACCTGCTGTGCCTGATGGGGCTATAAGCCATACATGAGAGCCATTGGTAGAAAAATTTGCATCGTATCGGGTTGCAAAAGTTGATGTTAAATATTTCCAATTTGAACCGTCATAAAAACTATTTGACGATATGCTTCCGTTAGCTGATGAACCACCAAAAGATAATCCTGTATTTATCTGAAAACCTTTTAAGCCACTCCAAGCACTAGGCGTAACACCCACACCCAGATTCGTACCATCAAACACCAACGCACTGCCCGTAGCCAAAGCACTTGTGCTTGAGGCATAGACAACGCCATTTGCCGTAAATGAGGTTAAGTTTGTGCCGCCGTTGGCAGTTGGCAATGTGCCGTTAACATGTGTTGTTAAACCAATCTTGCCCCAACTGGGCGCAACTCCAACGCCGCCCGAAATAAGCGCATTTCCTGTGGCTACATCTGCAAGTTTTGCAAGGGTTGTGGTGGTGTTGGCATAAAGCAAATCACCCACGGCATAAGATGTTTGTCCTGTACCTCCTGCCGTAGCTGGTACAGTTTTCCAGCCAATGACTTGCACCGCATTAGCATCGTCTTTGTAAAACAGTTTGCCATCAGTAATATTGATCGCCAATTCACCAGACGCAAGATTACCCGCAGATGGCGCATTGGTAGTTGTACTTGAATAGTACAGTTGGATTGGAGTAAAGCCTGTTTGTGCCATTAGATGCTCGGTGTAAAGACTTGGGGCAACCAGGGGGCAACAACCACCCGTTGGGTTGCCGCAGCTTGCGCGTCTAATCGGGCTTCAACCTGTGCGCCAATGTCGGCGGTCACCCAGCCAATTACAATATCTTCGGTCACATCAGCAAATGGAATGGTCAGCACAGGCTCGGCAAACTTCCACCAGCCCTCAGTTTCCACACCGTTTTTAGCGCAGAAATATCGTGCGCCTGTGATCAAGTCGCTTTCGGCTTGGATTTCCAAGATTTTCCACATCAGAATGTGCCCCCTGTGACCCCGCCCGTGGCGGTTAAAACGCCCGTGGATGGATTGAATTTGAGTTTAGTCGATGATACCTTGATTGGCAAATTCCCCGTAGTTGTGGTCACCCAGGATAGATACATTTCTGCCGCTGTGCTGGTGTCATCAGTAATCGCCACATTTGTTGCATTGGTTGCGGTTGTCGCTGTGGTTGCCGACCCTGCCGACCCGTCAATGTTTACCCCTGTCAGGGATTGGGCGCTGCTTGATCGATTGAGTGCAATTATGGTCGTGCCAATATAAAGGCTTGAGTTACCCAAAACACCGCTAGGAATCGTGCCTGACAACTGCCCCGCTGGAAGACTTGTCAGGCTTGCGCCCGACCCGCTAAACCCTGTGGCGGTCAGCAATCCCGTGCTTGGGTTGTAGTTATATTTTGTGGAACTGACGTATTCGGTGGACAGATTTCCCGTTGTTTGGTTGGCAAACAAGGGGTAACGCACTGCATTGGTAGTGGTGTCATCTGTGACCGTGGCATAAGCGGTTGGGACAACCCAGCTTGGGGCACTTGTGCCGTTGGATTGCAAAACTTTGTTGGCATCCCCCGCAGCAGAGGCCAAGAATGCCGTTGTTCCCGTTGCTGATTGATAGGGTATAGATGCCGCCGCCCCACCCGCCAAATTACTTGCTGTGCCAGTGATGTTTATCGCGGCTGTGCCCGTCAAGTTGGTGACCGTGCCGCTAGATGGTGTGCCTAAAGCCCCGCCATTGACCACAAAAGCCCCAGCAGTACCTGTATTCACGCCAAGGGCAGTAACCACCCCTGTTCCTGTGGTGACCGTGCTAGGCGCTACACCAGCCCCACCACCAACCATCAAAGAATTTGCCGCCAGTAGCGCAGATGATGCCCAGGCCGTTGTGCTTGTGAAATAAGGTATGCCGCCACTCGTACCCGCCACAGTCAGCGCCAGAGTGCCATTTGTGGTGATGGGCGAACCAGCAACCGAAATAATGCCGCCTGTGAATGTCTGAGAAATTGATGTGACCGTGCCAACAGTTGGCGTGGCCCAAGACGGGATACCCGATGCCAAAGTCAATACTTGCCCATTTGTGCCAGCAGCTAAAAATGCTGTTGCGCCAGAACCGCTTTGATAGACAACCGCCCCAGCAGTGCCCCCTGCAATATTGGTTGCAGATGTTGCCGTGGCAGCGTTGCCAGATACCGACCCCGTGATAGTGTTGGTCACCGTCAAGTTGGTCAGCGTCCCCAAACCTGTGATGCCCGAATAACTGCCCGACAATCTGGCGCTGTCAATCGTGCCGCTAGTAATCTGAGTCCCTGCTATGGCAATGCTGGTGCTTCCCGCCAAAGTCAATTGACCTTGAGCATTGACGCTAAAAGTCCCAACAGATGATGCCGAACCGTATGCCGCAGCCGTCACCCCTGTGTTGGTAATACTGAATGTGTTGCCCGTAAGGGTTAATCCAGTACCCGCCAAGTAAGACCCAGCACCAGAAAACTGCGACCAATTGATTGCGGTCACATCAATCGTGCCGCCTTGGTTTGAGGTACAAACCCAGCCCGTATCCGCTAGGGTTGTGCCTGATTCAATGAAGGTAAAAGCAGATGGCACTTCTGCCCATGTATTCATGTCGGCAGATCGCGCCCAAGTGCCTGATGCCGCCACATAAATGCCGTTGAACTGGCTCAGAGTCTGATTCTTGACCAGAATCCTATCCCCAACGGTTAGCGTAGAAGTCCAATCACCATTAGCCTGGACAGCCAAACCAGACAGCGTAATGTTTGCCGTGGTTGAATAGACACAGGATGCTTTTACATCCAAACCCTGCGCCACCGAATCCACATAGCCTTTATTGGCAATGTCTGTGTCGCCAGTTGGGGTTGTGGTGATCGTGCCCGTTACCGTGCTGATGTTGGTAAATGTGGCGTTTGCAGGGCCATAGAACGGCGTTCCAGCAGGGCCAACAAAATACTGGAGGGCATAAGTCGGTTCAGGGGCAAACACCCCTTGAACTGGGACAAAATTAGTGGTCTGGGTGACCGCTGTGGTCATGTTTTACTCGTAATAGACGGTGCAACTCACAGTACCGCTAATCACGACATAAATCCCATCCTCGGTGTTGATGCCATCATAAAAATTGTAATTTGTGGCGCTCACAGGCGTGAACGTATCAATTACTTTGTAAGTGGTGCTGGTTGTCTGGGTGTCGTAAATTGTAAGTGTGGGGGTGGATGATGCGGCGCTAACAAAAATGCCTTTCACTTTCCCAGCTTGGTTTTTGACCGTTGTGGTTGCAGAAATCTGTGCAAAATTAGACATGGTTTGGCCTTTCTGTTCATCAAATTATATGCTTCAAAAGAGAAAAAGCCACCCCTTTTGAGGGCGGCCCTTTCACTTAGTTCATGCCGTTTTAAGGCAAGAAGGTCAGGTCGTAGCCGTAGACAAAAATGTCAGCGGTTGCGGCAGCGCCTTGGGCGGTAGAACAACGCAGATACAACGGCGTTGAAGTGATTGCAGCGGTTGAAGTTGCTGCGGTCACGACAACAGTTGATGCGGCGGTGTTACCCGACAGAGCATAAGCCGATTTAACGGTTGTGCCCGTAGCGCCAGCGCCTGTGTACACGGCAAGTTGTGCCGTGGTCAAGCTGACCGATGCGTTGGTCACGATGATGCTTTGAACGCTAACTCGACCAGAAACCAAGATTGGTGCGATGGTGTCGCCAACGGTGTTGAGGTCAACCGATTGAGCAGAGGCAATCAAGCGCAAAGCCTGATTGGTTGCCAAATTACTGGGATGGTTGGTGACAGTGGTAGCTGCGCCTGGATTTGCCATGATTTATCTCCAAAAGTTAATGGTTAAGCTGCAACGCGGCAAGCCAACTCAGGGTAGAGAGGCGCCCAGCCGTACAGCACATCAACGCGAGTCGGAATCGAATCGTTGTTAATTGTGTACTGGCGAATTACACGGAGGGAAAGACCTAGTTCTTTGTCACTAGCACGACCAGCGAACACAACGCCATCAGGCAGTTCCAAGTCAGCCGTAGCCAAGGTGAATGCGTTTTTGTGCATTACGATGTTTTGCGGAGACACAGTACCTGTTTTGTTGAACGGGGTCACAACAGCGGTAGAACTAGTGCTGGTAACGCTCACGTTTTGGAACTGACCGCCAGTGATGACAGCGGGGCTGACGGTCACAGAGGTAGTGCCAGAGGTGGCGACAGTGGCGGCAGCGGTCACAACAAAGTTACGCAGCTTGCCAGAACCGTATGCGCTACGGTTTTGGGGGTTGACAGCGTAAATGTTTGCGATCTGGATAACGTCACCAACTTGCAAACCAGCAGTAGCGGTGGCGGCAGTCAGTGCAATGGTAGAGGTTTGTGCCCAACCAGTTGACAAAAAGCCAGTTCCCGTTGCGGTATCGCAAGCCAGAGTCGCAGTGGAATAAGACCCAAACGTTTGATTAACCACGTTTTGGTCCATTTTCCATCGAAGCCCCGCGCTGTCTTTTCCCATCATGCCTTTTTCGTACTGTGCAGAAATGATGTCTGAGGGAACAAACAAACCTTTAAGGCTGTCCACAATAGTTGCGCCCGTGAAAGGCTCAACGATACATGAACGGCGACCATCACGGGGCGCACCTTCAGCGTCCAAATACGCACCAGCCGTCAAGTAGGTGAGCAAGGAGGTTGGGGGAGTGCCAGCCGTGCCAACAATGTTGGCGGTGCTGTTTTTTGCCATCGTCAGACCGTCAAAGTCCACCTTGTTGGCAATAGCTGCCACAGCGGGTTTCAACACTCGATCTGAAAATGCGTCCAACGAAAGTGCTAAATCAACTGTCGTAAACTGGGTGTCGACGTGAAACTGAGTACTTAAGGTTACAGGTACGCTGGTTTCATTGAAGTCTTCAACGTTCAATGCCGGCCCTGTCGTCCCTAGGAACCTTCCAGGTCTGCGGACATTCAGAGTGTTACCAATTTTTGCACCACTGACGGCAAATTGATCGTCATAATTGCGGTCAACCTCGCTGGAGAAGGTCAACTCGTTTTCCAAAACCATCAATGCTTCATTGGTGATCATTGAAATAGTCAAAAGATTATTACTCATTTTGCATTACTTTCAAAAGAATGATTGATTGTCAGCGGATTCGCCCAGCAAGTCGTGCGGCTTTGTAGGCTTGAAACGTACCTTCAAATTTACCATCGCTGGTAAGGGGCACATCTCTGCCGTTTGCCGCCGATCTGATTGGGTTAATCGGCGCTGGCGCTTTACTTTTCCCAACGACAGTCTTAGATGTTGGCTCAGTCTTTTCATACTGGGCCTCTAGCTTTCCAATGCTTCTCAAAGCCGATGCCACCGTCATGCCTGAGAGTTTCTCTGCAAACTCGGGATTCTCGGCAAGGTGATACAGAATTCGTGGCCCTACATCTGATTCAAAGATTGCGTCCCGCACTTCGTTGCTCACAACAACGTCAGCAGACCCAACCATATCGTCAAAATCAGGCATCTCAGACTTGGCAGCTTTAACCCGATCAGTCCAGGCACTAATGACCTTTTCCCGTTCGGCTTGCTGTTTAGCCTGTGCGTCCTTCTGCTTTTCCTCGCCTAACCTTTGTTCAACCCGATAATCTGTCAACGCCTTGGCGTATTCATACATATCGGAGAAATTCTCTGGCTTGGGTTCACCAGTTGGTTGGGTTTCTGCTTGCGGCTTGGCCCGACCTTCTAATTCCCTGACCTTAGCTTCCAAAGATTCCCGTGCTTCCCGTTCCCGCTTGGCTTCTTGCCTCGCTTCTTCGCGTTGTTTGGTTATCTTTTCAAACCTCAATTCCAGCTTTGGATTGCGTTTTCTTTCCTCTGTCGCTGTCGCTTCATCTTCCCCAAGTGGCTCACTCTGGCTTTGCGTTTCTGTCGGCTCTGCGGGAGTTTTCTCAACCACAGCCTCAACAGGCGCTTTGTCAGCTAAACCCATCTTCTTGGCGTTGAACTCAGCTAAATTTTCACTTGTCACCACACTAGCGGCAACTTTTGGTGCTTCTTGCACTTCGGACATGGATTACTCCAAGGATTTACCCAGTTGACCCAACTGGTAAGGTTTGGGGCGATATTACCCGAAATCATGTCAATGTCAATTACTGTGGCATTCCTTGAATAAAGGGGCTTGCACCCTGGCTAATATCCT